CCCAAAATAGGAGTCGATATTCCAGAAACCGTGCTCTTTATCGGAGAAGAGACTGTAAACGTCCCTGTGATATTATTTATGTAAAGAAAATTATCCCCTGCAGACCAGTGGGCTACGTTTGCGACGGCATTTGCAGTTTCTATGGAGGAGCCGATATAAACAGTCTCTCCATTTATAAAGTTTGCTGTCACAGGATCGCTTACAAATAGGCGAGTCGTGGTTCTGTAATTTGTTAGATTTGCGAACCAAGCACTATTTGCGATTAGAGGATTTACGAGCAATCCGACCTGATTGAACTTGAACATGTTAGTTGAATCGCTAATCGGAATCTTCGTTCCATCTGTATCGTCATTCAACTCTACGCAGATCATTAGACTATGTGCGCGAAGTTCTTTGGTTGGATTCGATCCATGACCGCCAGCAGGACCAACTTGAATATCAAAAACAGCATTCGAACGTGCAATACTCATTGTTTGAGTATTTGCCGCATAGATGAATGGTGTATTTACAGATAGGCTCGTGTTATTGATTATAGAAACAACGTTCCTAGAAATACCATTGATCGTGATAATATCGTTCACATAAACATTACCGAAGAATATATTAGCATTCGATGCAGTATTTGCGGTAACAATCGTAGAACCGTCTGTATTCACAGTACCAGAAAGTGTGGCTGATAGTGGAAGTCTATCGGCTAATTGATTGTTTGCGGTTATCGTGCCACGTGTATAGTTGTTACCGCCGATCTGCACAGAAACAGAAGTAATGTTTCCGTTCGATACTCTTGCTAAAAGTTTAGCCGAACTGCCGTCTGTATTTGTGATTGACAAGAAGCTGCCTGTGTTTGTATTACCACCACCAGCATATCCTGAACCACCCCACAAAACGCGAACAATATCGACTCTTCCGTCTTCAGCAGCCGCCAGGACAGCGTTATCTGTTACAACAGGCATCCACTTGGAGGTGAAGAACTTTTGCTTCAATCCTGGTGGAATCGTATACATATACTTCCAGCGATATCCATCGCCAGTTACGATAAACGGATCTTCTGGAAGTTGTCCATCGATATCAATCGTTGGTTCAATCGTCGACGGAGAGTTATTTCCGTTGAACAGACATTTGAAGATCTGATCTCTGTTGTTTCTAACATAGAACGTATTCGCAACTTGAGGATAAGTATTATCTCGTCTTTGAACTGTGACATTAGTATTGCTATACGCTGCATTCGCGTTGAGAGAAATAACTTTATTACTGCGAACAGAAACAACTTCTCTTGCATCTTCACCAACAACTACAACGTTCCCTCTTCCGACGTTACCGACAAAGTTTGCAGTATTGCCGACAATAATAAGACTATTGCCAAGTAGAGTTAGTGATTGAGAGGAATTGGTATTTGAGAAAACGCTATTCACGACCAATACTGTGTTGTTCGTTACAGAAACAACGCTCTTAGTTGTATTATTGACGGAGATCAGATCTCCTGGGAAAAGATACGTTGTGAACGTCGTGCTAGTTCCAGTAATAACATTTGAGTTTGTTGCAACAGAAACAGTGCCACTCAAAATAGTATTGGCGTTTGAGTTTGCTGTGCCTAGATTATGATAGTCGACATAAGAGAAGATTTCGATATGATCTTCATATGTGTCATACGTTCTTCCACTCGCCCAGTCGACTCTCGAGATAACTGGCTGCATATCAGACTCAAAGACTTTCTTCATACCAACCATGCTATAGTAGAATTCATTCTTGCTATTCGTGGTGTAGATTACATTCTCGACATTTGATGCATCTGTTCCAGTAAACGCTGGGGATCGACCAACCGTGACATAGGTGTTACTAATTTCTGTATTTGACAGATCTTTCTTTAGGCGATCAATTATAAAATTGCTAAAGAGTGGAGTGATGAGAGATTTCATTTATTCTTTAGTTCCCTGTAAGTGTCACGATTTTGAATTTGAGACCGCCGCCAACTAAATTAGGTACAACGTGATATACTGCATTCGTTGTGTTACCATAATACGCTAGATTGAGATCGATATAGTTAGAAATAACATTATTCACTCTAGCATTTTGAGTTGTTGCTTTCTTCAAGTAAATAACATCAGAGGCAATATAACTATATGGAGAATCTACAGTCAATACAGTAGCATTCGAGATATTTATCACTTGTCTAACCTGGTTTTCGATCATGATATAGTCGTTAGCCATGAGTTGCGTATTGAAGAGAGTATTTGTTCCGACGACCGTTCCGTTATTTGTGAATATTTGAACTGTTCCAGTTTGTGCAGTATAAACATTTGCTGTTGCAATATTGAACGAAACATTATCCCCAACCTTGACAATCTCAGAAAGAGCATTGGTATTTCCAGCAACAACAAGGCGAGTATTTGATAGCACTTCTAATGCTTGGATTGTTTCAGCCATAATAAAGTTGCTATTGACAACAAAATGTGTGGCATTGGTTACAGATACGACTTCTTTCACCTGCCCAGCGATTCTAATAATATTGTTTTGAGATATGATTGGTTGTTCTGGGTTTGGCGCCAAGTTACTTGGATACAATCCATCGTATCTTGAATTAGACATTGCTATAACTTGATTGCCGTCAACATTAGAAGCACCAAGAATACGAAGGAACATTGTGTTACTTGAACCAAGACCCTGACCTCTATAAACAAAGTCTCCGTAAACTTCTAGTTCTGTGTTACTGTTGATTCTAGAGATTACTCCAGTAATTGGAAGTCTGAGCACTTCAGGAACAACGATGTCATCTGGATCATCATCAATAATCATCAAATCACCGACGTTGACTCTCGTATTGGCATAAAGAGAAACATTTGTTGGATCTGGAACCCAAGTCGTGGATGTTCCAGTTACAACGTTTGATCTAGAATTTGCAACCGCAACAGTAGCAGCTGCAGCGCCCTCAGTTCTATTTCTAGAAAGAATAGCAGTCACATTTGAAGAATACTCAGTTGCTCTTTCAATATCGTTTCTTGATAGTGTTTTAGAAATCATTGACATTCCTGCAGGATGCGCAATGTTTCTAATTGTTGTTTCGTAATCGACTAAATTCTTCTCTGACTCAATGACGTAAGAGAAGTTGTGATAGATCTTTCCGTCTTGAAGAACTTTATCCGCACTCACAAAACCATCAGAGTTTAGATAAAATCCATTGAATTCAATCAAACCATTAGCAAAAAATGCTTTACCTTTCGCCAATCCATTACCATAACGCATTGGATTTGGTAGACCATCTGCAATTACCTGAGGGGGATATTGCTCAGGTGCTGGAACATTCATTGAAAGATTTGAATTACAATAAACGCCATTGGCGCTAATCAAGTCTGTTGTATTGCTAAATGAACCAGAGTAGTTATAAAGTCTCAAAACACCTGTTTCTTTATTGTAAGACTTGACATTTGCTCTGAATGAAGAGTCAGCAATGCTTGCGCCTTGATAGACGTACTCAGTTTCTGTGAAAACGTTTGCTTCTGGGATTGGGTTGATTACTGTATCTAAAACCTTCAATGAGACGTTTGGAGTTGCAACGTAATCAAACCCTCTGTAAATAAGTCTCAAGTCTCGGATTCTGCCGATAGCAGAGGTGTTCACAATATTTTCAACACCATCGCCAAACAAATATCCAATCAATACTGGCTCAACGCCATTTTGTCTTTGTACGACAGCACCTGTTGCAGTTGTCTTGAATGCGCTATTGACGTATAGGTGAGTGTTATTGATTACGCTCACAACTTTACGAATTTCATTATTGATTCGAATCAATTGACGATTATTCGCAGCACTGCTTCCTGCAAACGTTGTTCCAGTACCAATCACCAGATTGCTTCCAACTTGAATATTTGCTGTGCCACTAAGAGTTGTATAACTTGGTGACTGTCTTGTTACATGAAGTTCTGGTCTAGCGACGTATCCTTCACCACGATCAGTAATTGTTATTGATGTGATTCTTCCAGCAGAACCTACAGACTGAACTACAGCAGAGCCGCCATATCCACGACCGCTGAACGAGATTGTATCACCAATCGCGTATCCTCTGCCTCCATCAACAATTCGAATTTGAGAAATCAAGCCGAGATCTCTAAATGTTTGCCAGTGAGTTTTCTTTAGTTCTTGCTCATCTTCATAACTATAGAGAGAAGATAGTTGAGTGTCATAGTGAGACTCAATACCCAGTCTTGGTGATTGTCTAAATCCTGCACCGCCATTGATCACAGAGATCAATGCGATACCACCAGTGTTTTCTGTGACATAGTCAAAGCATTGAACAAGCTGGCTTTGTGAGTTTGCAGGAACTGAATCGTTTACAATCGAGTTTACGATGAAAACCTTATCAGTATTCTTAGTTTGAATTTGAGATCCAGTGAGTGCGGTTGCAACACTATCAACACCTTGAAGTTTGACATCATAAATTAGAATCTGGCCAGTATTAGCAGAAGGACCACCAACGCCGAAAAGAACATTGTTTGGCGTTGCAACCTTACCAGTAAAGCGAGCGTCTAAGAAGTTTGTGCCATTTGCCCAAATTTGCTCAGCGTTTGCATAGAAATCGTCTTTATCTGTTTCTGTTACATTCAAAATAACATTACGATTGTTCTGAGTGAACGCATCATAATCTGCATCACTGATCACCGTATCAGCCATATAATCGATAACACTACGATCGTATGTAATCGGAATTAGGAAATCTCTTTGACTGTTTGAAGATGAATCTGTCTGATTTAGAACCGTCACCTGCAAATCAGTGAATAGGTTTGCGCGCGGATCATCACCAACGCCACGATAAACAATAACCTCAGTGTTGGAGTAGAGGCGATATCCGTATCCTGGAAAGCGCGTTGTTACTGATTCAATAGAACCAAGAGTGACGTTACCAACAATCGCCACAGCATCGTTAGCGTCACCTGTAATACCAAGACCGCCAGTCACTACAACTGGATCACCAATATTATAAAACAAACCACGACGACGTTGTGTTGGGTCTGTTTTGATATTTGAATCAATTCGAATGTTAGAGATAGTTCCAATGATTCTTTCTAAGAAAACGCGAGCGACGCCATATTGATCGATATAATCAATACGAATACGTTCGCCGTTATTGAAATATTGCTTTACGTTAGAGACGTAAATTTCAATGATCTCTTTTCCGTTTGTTTTATCGATCGTTCTGTTTGCTGACTCAACAACGCAACTTGCGCCAGATTCAGTACCAACAATCAAACGTTTTTCTAATAGATTTACATCAACGCTCTTATTGCTTTCGCTGACCGTGATTCGAAATGCTTTTGGTTTCGCCCACTTACCGTCTGATGCGATGAGAATTTCTTCTTTTGGATAAAGAACTTCGATATCTTCAGCAAATAATGCTCTGAACAACCACTTGAGTGATTCATCGCTGCCTTTCTTGCTGTAGTATTCTCTTGCGCTCTTTAGAATCTTCTCAGTACTGAGAGCAGTTTGCTCTGGGAAGTATGGAAGCAATTCTTGTTTGAAGTAGCGAATAAATTCGTCTGGCGTTTCATCAATATCACGATACTTGTCAATGTTCATTGCATGGTAAACAGTGTTACCCGCAGTGTTAGAAACTCCAGAAGGATTATTGGTTTCTAACCATTGATAATACAACTCAACAAAACGTTGAAATTTAGGGTGATCTGCTCTAATAAAATCAGGTAACTGATTCCCAATGAGAGCTGATAATGTTTTTTCAGAAACAGCCATAGATTATTCTACTACTGGATTGATGATTGTTGCGATACTTGCAGGATCAGTTAGGTCCATCGTCACAATTCTATTTTGTGAAGAACCAAAGACTTTCTTCGAAGGAATAGCATGCACAACCATAGTACCAAATGGATCAGAAACTGAAACTGGTAGGAAATTGTTGATTGCGATTTGACCTGTTAGATAGTCAATTGTTCCAATATTATCATTGATTGTTTTCTTTACTGGAGAAATATCGTCATAGTAATAAATCTTCAAACGACCATTTCTACCCTGTAAACTTACTCTCAATTCTGCACCCACACCACCGCCGCCCACAATTTTTGCGCTCGCTGATGTATAATTTGCACCAGAATCTGTGATTACAATCTTTCTAATTTGACCATTGACAATGACCGCCTCAGCAGTTGCACCATTTCCATCACCCTCAATTATAACTTGCGGTGTTGTGGTGTATTCGTTGCCTGGAGACACGACTTGAATGTCTTCAACTCCAGTATAAGATTGAATCACTTCTTCAATATAGCAATCTCTTAGAATTCCTGCATTATCAAAATACTTGAATGATGGAGTTACTTTGATATGATTTGCGTTAGTTCCCTGCAACAATTCAGTATTGAAGTTCAGAGTATATGATAATGCGCGTGTGCTATCAGCAAAGAAACGCTTCTCAAGAGAAACGAATACATCATTGCTCACAATAGAATTATCACAGTCATCGATTGCACGAGAAATTTGAGACACTCTGAAGATTGAATTGAAGTTGTTTAGATTTTGATTTGCGAAATTACGAATTGCTGCGACTACTGCTGCATCAACTTCGTTTTGCGTCTTATTAGTCTTGGTTGGATCGTACCAAACCTCAGCCTTTACATTGACATAATTGTAGTCGGCTGGAACATATTCTGGTGTAACAGTTAGAACACTAAATGGTTTGATAATATCTTTCTTGACTGTTTCAATTTCGGCTGCAGTGATTTCGTAGCCACCTAGTGGTTTGGCTGAGAAAAACACCTTACCGTAAACTGGTGGATTATTTTCTTCACCACCCCAAACGTTCACTGCTTGGAAGTATGGATAATCGCGATTGATCAATGCGATATAATCGTTCTTAGTGACTGCACGATTTTGAGAAATGTATGCCTTCGGCGCAGTGAATCGAATATTTTCGATCGTTTCTGCTTGTGCTCCTGATGAAGATTCATTTACAAGAGTAACATTTGCTGTAGTATTGTTTAGAATCGTATCAAGTAATCTGAAGTTTCTCAAACCATTGGCATTCAAACCGCTGGTTACAAGATAAGAAACAACGACGATATTTCCGTTTGTTAGTTTTTTACCAATTATACCATCACCGAAGTAGATCTGATATTTGCCATTTCTATTTTCTTCAATATAGTATACACGAGCATCAGCATCAACATCTGTGGCATCTTGAGCGACGATATAAGATTCTTGATTCGCATTCTCAGCAGAAACCTGAACTGTGACTTGAAGTGTTGATGTATCAATATTCGTATCAGGAAGTTCAAAGTATTGTTTTGGATTTGTCTGTTCGTCGTAAGTGAACGTGAAACCAGTTGGTAAGCCTTCTTTGATTTCTAGATTTTCTGCGACGAATAATCCAGTCGTAGTATTTTTCGTAACTACTCGACTTGATGGGGTGACGAAGATATAGTTTGTGCTATCTTTAGTTTCTGAGATGAATCGAGTAAATCTTGGTATAAGAACGGCACTGTTTGCGTCGTTTTGAACTGGGGTAATTGTTAGATCGATCGCTGCTCTAGCGGCAACCTTAGAGCGAGGAGTATATCCTAGAAGTTTGGCATGTGAAACGACAGACTGACGAACCAATGCAGTATCGATAAACATCTCATTGGCTACCATATTCAAATAGTAACCCATGTAGTGAGTGTTATATGCCAATAGATCGAGCAGGACAGCCATGCCCGAACCCTCAAAGTTGTAATCACTAAACTCAGACTGTGATTTGAGATAGTTCTTTAGATTATCTCTAATAATATCGAAGTCAAGTTCCGCGACCTTGAGTTTTGAGTCAGAATTTGCCATTAGCGTACTCTTTCTAAGAAGAATGTAATTGTAAGTGGTTCGGTTGTATTCTTTATAAAGAATGACATTGTAATATCATAACGATTCTCTTCATAATTCGGAGAAGCAACGACTTCTTGAATCTCGATTCTTGGCTCGTAGTTTTTTAGAGTCAAGAAAATCGCATCCTGAATCAAAGAGGTTGTCACGTTATCAATAGGTTCGAATAGAAACTTCTTCAGATTTGATCCGAGATCTGGTTTGAATGGACGTTCATAGTGAGCAGTTAGGAGAAGATTGCGGATCGACTGGGCGATTGCATTCTCGTTTAGTTTCTTAGAAACATCTTTCGTAACTGGATGAAGTCCGAAATCTAAATCGAAATCAGAAAATTTTCTAGCGATAAGAGACATTTGAACTCGTTGGGTTCTAGTTATTGATTATTTATGCTGGATCGGGGAGCTCTCCAGTAACTCCAGGATATGGATCCACGTAGTTATTTTCGAGATTTTTAGTGACAGATATTCCTGACAACGAAACATCGAAGTCGAAAGATATGGTGGTTGGGAATCCGACCAGTTTCAAGAATTTGCAAAAATCCATGGTAAACCATTGGAATAGAGCACCCAGTCCGATTAGTTTGAAAAACTTATTGATTTTAGCCATAAACTTCTTTAGAAGGTACATTGGCCACTGTTCCGCAAAGTGTTGAGCGGCTTCTATATTACGATGAATCTTTTCCTCGTAACTTGTGACAAATTCTTCTATGTCTCCGCCTATCAAGTCTAAGAGAGAATATCCAAAAATCTCAATACTCTCAAGTTTCTTTACTATCTCTTTTCGAATTTCGTTCTTCAATTCTGCAGGTGCATTTTGTATTCTCTGAACCTGAGCGTCGATAGCATTTTGAATAATCGATTGTACGTCTAGTGTCAATAGAACAGGGAGGGGTGGCAATCCTAAAGTTTCCCAGATGGTATTGAATTTATCGATCAGTTTAGCGATCGCATCGTAGATTATAAGGAGGGCAGCATTCTGTAGTCTCGCCATAATGTAAGAAAATATAATCTCGGCTCTAATGGCTTTAGAATTGACTCCATACTTCAATCCATCGTAGAGTTGATACGCAGTAGGGAGAATTGAGAATAGAGGATCTACCTTTTCCACAATTTGCGCTTTCAGTTCTGCTCTATATGCTGGGTTCGAAAAGAGCTGTATAATATCGATAGAAATGCCAAGAACTGGGATCGTGAACGTCAACGGTATAACATTGCTGATAATCTCGATAATTTTCGCTTGAATGAATAGATGGTACTCTTGACAGAGCGCAGTAATTCGTCGTTCCCATTCTTTGTCTGGAATACTCACACCCTTGTAAACGGGATTCGATACGGAGACAGGGTAGTTGCCTAAAATTTTCTCAATGCTTTTGATGATCGATCGAACCTGCTCAATTCTCTTTTGTATAGGTTCTATTTTTTCTAATATTCTTCTTCGTGCCTCGTCCTCGGCTTGCAATGCGGCTTCTCTTACCAATTTTTCTATTTCAACTTGAAGTACCGATGGAAGATTAGCAACCTGAACAAATAGATTGGTCAATGCTGCTTTGGTCGGCAGCATTGTTCCTTCGCATGGAATAGATAAACTAATCGCCATCACTAACCACCAGAAGTATTAGATGTGGTTCTTTGTGAAGTAATTTGAACTTCTTGTAAAGTTTCGGTTTTCGGGAAGATTCGTTTACCAATACTGGTCACAACTTCTTTCACTTTACTTGCTGCCTTCAGATCTGGATCAACATTGAACTCGATATTCTTTTCAGCAGCCTTCGTCGCAACCGTATCAATTTTACCAATTAGATTATCCTTCAAGTCATTGCGAAGGCTCAAGATATCGCCCTTCTTCTCGTTGATGCTCACTTCGAAATCAGCAACCTTCTGTGTCAATTCGCCCAATGGTAGTTTATCAACAAAGCCTGAGATAACTTTATCCGCCATTTGACCCAAGTCTTTGAATGTGTTACCGATAGAAGAAGTGATTCCGCTGAGAGACTTACCAATACTCGACCCACCAGTTTCAATCTTCTTGCCTGTCACTGTGACCTCTTCTAGTTCATCTGAGACTGCCTTCGATGCGGCTGATGCTGCGTTTGTATTTGCTGCTTCTGCTGCATCTTCGGTAGATGGTGCTGATCCACCGCCAGTCAAACCAGCTCCAGAGGATGAGGTTGCAGAACCATCCTGCATATTGATTTGAGCAGCTGGGATGTCAACAGTATCACCTTGCAATGCTGCAGTTGCGCCCTTCAAACTCAACTTCTTATTGGCTGTTAGATTTGCAACACCCAATGCATTGATGTTCATATCAGAAGTTGATTCAGCATAGAACTTCTTGCTCTTCATACGAATGTCGCCAGTCACAGAAAGATTATAGTTTCCTGCAACCTCGATGTTCATATTGCCGCCAACTTTTAGATTACAATCGCCGCCTACTGTGACTGAACACTTACCGTCGATGTAGACGTAGTCTGAACCCATGACTACTGTGTAATGATCTTTCTGCACTCTTTCAACGCGATTTCCATCAGCATCAATTTCGAGATACGATCCATTTCTGTGAGCAAGATGCACTCTCTCTTTTCCTGGCGTATCATCAAACTCTAACGCATGTCCTGATTCAGTTTCGAGCGCATTATTGTATGGATACTGAGGATTGAAAGATGATGGTGGCTCACTCCAAGTCACACCACCAGCAGATTTGATATTCTTCTTTAGATTTTTCTTTCTTGTTGCTATGATCGTTGATTCAGATCTGCCTCTAGACAATCGATTGGTTGTTGGCTCTTTTAGATACTTTGATTTTGGATATGCTTCAGCAGCATCGTCTGGCTTCTTGGGGCGTCCGCTCAACTTTCCTGGATCGCTAAATCCAAATTGATAGTTTGGTTTCTTATCAGGCTTGCCTGGAAGAATGCCGACAATTGCAGGGTTTTGTGCATTATCGCCATCAATAAAGAATCCGAAAACCATATCACCTTCTTTTGGTGTATATGAGTTTGGGCTGTTCACTGGAAGAACTGGATGAGCCCATGGAAGGCTTTCTGTTGGAATGCGCTCTTTCTTTTCTGTGTGCCAGCCAAAGCATCGCACACGAACACGACCAAGTTTCTCTGGATCATTGCGGTCTTCAACAACCCCAATCCACCAGATAAAACCCTCAAGTCCAATAAAATTTTTCTTTGCGCCTGGCATCACTTACCCTTCTTTGATAATTTATTCAAGCCTTCTTTTGCGCCTGGAATTTCTTCAGAGAATGAATCCGAGACTAATTCAACAATCGTCTCAAAAACATCTTCTGAGAATTTATGATTGAGTGCAGCAACAAGGTATTTACCAGTTCTGGCTTTATCTATTTTCTTGCCGCTTTGATTTCCTGCTTCGAACATTGGAAGTTCATATTCAACAACATCCCCAACTTTGAGTTCAATGTCACCAGGAAGTACAACTTTGATTCTGAAGTGATTGAGCATCGTCATATGCAACGCTCTTGGCTGCAACCAAAACTTTATGTCGTTGCTTTTCTCAGAGGCGGTGTCGCTGATCGCAAGATTTGTTCTAAAGAATCCATCGTATGCATCAAACAGAGTTTGATTCTTAGAGTTCTTGAAACTATTGACTGGCTTGTATTTGTTGATCAAATTACCTTGCGCTTCTGCGACAAGAAGATTATAATCATTGTATTGATAAGATTGAGAAAAGATGTCAATGCTCATCAAACGAGATGAGAACGCACCGTTTGTGATCGAACTCATCATATCAAAGTCGTTGACGATCTCAAAATCGTCTACTGAATCTTTATTGACAGATGGGTCTCTATCTGAATTCTTCACTTCAAACTTTAGTTTCTTATAGGGCTTCTGTTTGATCATTGTTTGCAATGATGTTAGATTGAAGCCATTTTTATTCTCAAAGAAAAAGTAACAAAACTTTTTTTGGTCGTATGCTCGAGCTGTTGCCCATTGAATTGCTTCAAACGGACGATAGTTTGGGATGATAAAATCAAAGTTTCCTGACGTGAGTTCTAACGAAGCAATTCTATCTGGGCTGACGGATAGTTCTTTCGTGAGAATATCAAACACAACGTCTCGAATTTTTGCAGACTTATATGCCTTACTGACGAGTATTTGCTGAGAAGAAATTGCTTCTTCTGAACAAAAGTGTAGAATATAACTCTGACCACCTTCAGACTTTTTAGCAGGAAGGCGATCAGTGACCTTGTAGATTCGAAACATTCTATCGAAAGGTAGTTTCAATCCAGGCTTATCGATCTTGATCTTTAGATACTCATTGCCCATATAATAATGAGTTGTAAATGTACCATTACCATCGTTGATCAATATACTACCATGCATAGCAGGTGAGTATAAGTCTTGGAATATTTGCAACTCAATGAATGTGCCTTTTAGTGGGACAACCTGACCACCCGAGTTGATGAGATCAAGACTAATGAGATCATAGTCTTTAGACCCAAGCATTCCATTATCAATTTTTTGACTACCCATTCAGCATCAACTCTCTAAATTCATTCTCAACTCTTGGCACGAATACTGGATCTAGTATTCGAATCTTTCTCTTCAATTCATTTTCTTCAAATTCGTGTTCGTGTATTGAAATGGCTTTATTGCGAGTTACTGTGGTGAGTGTATATGATGAATAGTCGCTCACTTCAGTTTTGATAACTAGCGG